GGTCTATACAAAGAACTGTAAATATTTACGCCCCAGCAACACTAGAATTACATATAACAGATAAAAGTGGTGATGACGTGTATGAAATAACATCATTCCCATTTTTCATTAAAGGTATAGCTGGTCCAGATAACCAAACGGTAATCGGTTATCATGTCTCCATAACATCTAATTCGTCTTATGAAACCATCGATGAGATGGGAAACGTCAAAATGATTAATGCTGGTGATGAGGTATATTCTAAATTTTACGATGTAAAACAAGAATTGATTTTAGAATTAACGGCCGGAAGTATAGATTTGGAGAATAATATCAAATATACAGTAAATTGTATATCCACAATGGATACCGGCATAGCTGCTCAAGAATCTCGAACATTCATGGTTGCGTGGTCGGAAAACACATATGAACCCAACGCTGAAATAGGATACGATCCCGAAACATTATCGGCATATATCCGCCCATATTGCGAAGATATAAATGGCAATTTAATCGGTGATATAACTTTGTCGGTTTATAGACGTCAATACGATGGGGGTTTTATTGAAATCGGTAAGGGTCTAACTAATACGAATTCCACTTTTGTTACAGACCCACATCCATCACTGGATTATGGACGCTACAGAATTGTGGCTGTAGATAATACAACAGGGAGCGTGAGTTATTCGGATATCCCTGGGTATCCAATTGGTGAAAAAGCAATAATTATTCAATGGGGCGAGAAATGGATTAATTTTGACGACCTAGGTGAGCTACCACAAGAACCCCCAGCATGGTCGGGTTCAATGTTAAAACTACCTTACAATATAGACGTGTCTGACAGTAACTCGGCGGATGTATCATTCATCGAATATATAGGGCGTTCTCATCCTGTTAGTTACTACGGCACACAATTGGGGTCAACATCAACATGGAAGGTCGACATCGATAAAAAAGATAAAAAAACATTATATTCTTTAAGACGTCTCGCGACATGGATGGGGGATGTTTATGTTCGTGAACCATCCGGAAGTGGTTATTGGGCCAACATATCCGTATCATTCGACCAAACACATAGAGAATTAGTCATACCTGTAACATTGAATATTACAAGAGTAGAAGGTGGTATATAATGCCTAATTGGTTATCTTCAATGCAACAAACGTTCGAATATTATATTGTTGATCCGGGAACATGGAAAGATATAAAAAAAATCGATAATATAACAGACAGTACAATAAATAGAGATTTAGAAGCAGAGACACTTGGTTCGGCATCAATCACAATTACAGAGTCGCTAGGTGAATGTTATATACGCGTTTACCTTATAACGATTCAAAATGGAATTAGAGAAAAGCATCCGTTAGGTACTTTCTTGGTACAGACTCCATCGTATAGCTTTGATGGGAAGATTAAAAACATAACGATGGATGCATACACCCCTCTTTTAGAACTTAAAGAGAACCCAACACCGCTTGGGTACTCTATTCTAAAAGGTGAAAATATATTAGATATCTCTTATAGAATAGTAAGAGAGCGATTAAGAGCTCCGGTTGTAAAAACCGAAAACGAGGATATCCTTAATGTGAATTTCATCGCAAATATTGATGATACATGGATCACATTCATACGTGATTTATTGGGAAATGCTAAGCATTCTTTATATTTAGATGAAATGGGTCGTGTGTTATTCACACCAGAACAAGACACGGCGTCATTACAACCCGTGTGGTCATATGACGACTCGAATAGTTCCATATTATACCCTCAGTTAGATATAGATCACGATTTATATGGCATACCAAATGTTGTGGAGGTTGTATATTCTAATGGACTCGAGTATTATTACGGTAGAGCGGTAAATAATGACCCCGCGAGTCCTATATCTGTGGTCAATAGAGGGCGTGAGATAACACATCGCGAGAATAATCCCAATTTACTAGGTAACCCAAGCAAAGAAGAAGTACAAGCCTATGCTGAGCGAACACTTCGCGAGTTATCCGCGTTGGAATACACAATAACTTATACACATGGATATTGTCCTGTTAGAATAGGAGATTGTGTACGGTTGAATTATTCTAGAGCGGGATTACATGGTGTAAAAGCGAAAGTAATTAGTCAAAGTATTAAATGTGAACCCGGGTGTCCGGTAACAGAGAAAGCCGTATTTACATCAGAATTATGGAGGTGATTAAATGAGCCTATCAAACGAATTAATATCAAAATTTGTCAAAATAACCAATGATTTCAATAGAGACGAACCAAAAGAAGGAACTGTATATGGTACAGCGGTTGAGTATGAAGGTGAAATATATGTAAAAATAGACGGATCGGATTTATTAACCCCTATAGATACTACTGCGGATATCAAAGAGGGTGAACGCGTCACCGTAATGATTAAAAACCACAACGCGACCGTATCTGGTAATATTTCATCGCCTTCTGCTAGTAGTAATGATGTTAAAAAAGTAACACAAGATGTGGAATCAATCGGTAGTCAAATAACCGAATTCGAGATTATTGTGGCAGATAAAGTTAGCACGAAAGAATTGGATGCGGAAGTTGCACGAATAGATACACTCATTGCTGGAAAAGCTACCATAGAAGAATTAGAAGCCGTGGATGCTAAGATAAAAAATTTAGATGTTGAAGTATTGGAAGCTGTAAATGCTAAAATAGAGAACCTTGAAGCAAAAGATGCGCATATCGAAAATCTCGTAGCCGATAATTTAAAAGCTACTAATGCAGAAATAGAAATATTGGACGCTGAAGTTGCTGATATAAAAACGCTGGTTAACGGTAATTTAACAAGCGATAATATTCTCTCGTTTCATATAACAGCGGATAACGTGACGATGGACGATGCATTCATATCAGATGCCATGATTGCGAATGTTAGTGCTGGGAAAATAAGCTCGGGACACATAAATACTAATTTGGTAAATATTCAAAGCGAAGATGGAAGTATGTTGATAAACGGATCAACCCAACAATTCAAGGATGACGAAGGAAATGTACGTATACAGATAGGTAAAGATGAGAGTGGTGATTTCACTTTCATACTATATGGCGAGGATGGAAAAGGTCAAATATTAAATCAAAATGGTATAACTTCATCGGCTATAGCAGATGGTTTGATAGTTAATAGTATGGTTAGCGATAATGCCGCCATATCAGGCGGTAAGTTGGATATTTCAAGTGTTATAACGGAAATAAACGATGATAATAGCACAACGATAAAATCTAATAAAATTTATTTGAATGACCAAAAACAATCACTCGAAGTGGCATTCAACAGTCTTAAGACTAAAGTTGACATGATCCAAGATGTAACTATTGATGGCGATTTATCATCGGTTATAGCGCAAGTACAAACCAACACTACACAAATAAATGTTAATAAAGAGGGTATTAATGCTCTTGTGGCCGAGGACAATATATTAAAAAAACAAATAACCGATTTAAACGGGGAAGTGTCGTCGGTTGAAGAAACATTGAGTTCTAAATATACATCCCTGGAACAAAATGTTAATGGGTTTAAAACCTCGGTGGCCGATACATATGTATCGAAAGGAGAGTTTAAAGGACTTCAAATTGGTGGTAGAAATTTATTATTGGATACATCTACACCTAAGAGTATAGTTGGTAATAATGGTTCAAACCAAACCATGTTATTATATACTATATCCGACCCATCTAAAGTTACAGGTGATGTAACTTTCAGCTTCACATATATTATAGATGGATATGAGAGCGGTGATATCAAAATACAAACCCGCCCAACACAGTATATGAATCTACTTGATCCTTCAATAAAACCCACCGAAGATGGCGTGTTCCACTATACCCATACCGCGACTATCAATCTTGGTACTATTAGTTTTAAGGAGATTCAAATTCGACTAGATAATTTCATCGGCAGTGTAACTATATCCGAGATGAAGCTGGAACAAGGTGAAAAAGCAACAACCTGGACCCCAGCACCCGAAGACTTAGAGAAGGTAGTTGATGATCTAGATAGCAATCTAACAAGCAACTACTCAACTACATCAGCCATGAACTCGGCTATTAATCAAAAAGCGAATGAAATTACAAGTTCTGTAAGTAGTACTTACGCGACCAAAACGTCGG